CAGAAACTTGAAGTGGACAAAATATTGGATTTTATTTTTCTTTGGATCATTGGGCGCAAAGTTTCGTCTAATAGACAAAACTTTCCTACTGCCTTCTTCGACTGTTACGATGTAAGGCAATTTTATTCCCGTTGGCTCTCCGTCGGGGCCAAGGTCTTCAAATCCTTCCAAGTCTAGATCAACGTGGCATTCTAGAATTGTATATAAAGGATCTACTCTTTGGGATTTTGTAACACCTTCAACTTCTCTCTCTTTTTCTTCAAGATCGTTAGTGATAGTGCCCGTTGGTTTTGTCAACTCGATGTCAGAATAGAAACCAGATACCATCTGTTTTCGTAATTCATTTTCTGACATCTTGACAACGTGAATGACTGATTCCGCATCATCTAATGAGGTAGCTGTATACGGAACAACAAGGTCATCCGCTGGAACAAACTTTGATACTGCTCGTCCCAATAAATCGTCATAATAAACTTTTTTAAATGTTGAACCTGATAGTGGTAGGTAAAATAACATTTGATCAAAGTCAGATTCATATTCTTTCATCTGATCCATGATCTGATAGTTCATAAAATTTTTAACTCTTTGTGATTGCATTTCTTTTTGTGGATCTGATTTACCCATTACCATTGTTCTAACAGGTCCATCTGCAGGCAATAATTCTTTATAAGCTAGAGCTTGGAATTGTGTAACTGCTTCTGCAAGCACTGGGTGTGTTGCACCACTTGCTCCTTGAAAAGGTTCAGTTCTATTGTTGTATTTAAATCCTAATAAATCTAATCCTTGCATGTAAGCTTGTTCCCATTCTTTACGAGACATTTTATATTCCATGTAATCTTGTTGTAATTGATTACCGATAGCATCTGTGTCTTCTTCAGGAAGTAATTCGTTTAGGTTTGCAAAGTGATCACCACCGTCTTCTGGTATGTTAACTTTAGAAGGATCAAAATCAATTGTAGCTCCTTCTTCGTCTTCTAAAATTTCTACTGCGCCTTTGGGTGTTTCTTCAATCTCTTCAACGTTAACCTCTTCTGCAACTTCGTCTTCTGGTCGTTCGTTAGGGAGAGATTTATCTATATCTGCCATATATTTTCTCCTAGACTTTCTTAACTTGTTTTTGTGGTAATTTCAACCCCTGTGATAGCGGTCCCTTTTTAGGTGGCACTGCCCACCATTTAAAACCAGGGTTAGCTCTCATTTGTTGTGCTAAGTTTTTCTTTTGTGGTTTTTTATTTTTTGACATTTAAACTAGCTATGCCTCCTCTTGCTGCTGAAAATTCATCAAATGCGTTTTGATCTCCTCTAAGCTGTTGTTTTACAACATCACTTTGTTCTTGTCTAAACAATTCTGTTTTTTGTTCATCGGTTAAAGAATCTAATAATTGTTTTCTTTCTTTACCATATTTATATGCATCTATTCCTAATCCAGCAGCTGTTATGCCTGCTCCTATTGGAGTAAATGATCTACCAAATTTTCCAACTTTTAATAATTTTTGTATTGTAGGATTACTAGTAATTTTGGAAACATTTTCTTTAAACATGTTTGGCAACATTAATTCAAGACCAACCAAAGGATCTAATGTTGCATCAACCACGTTTTCTCCTTTTTTTAAATTATCATAAACAGTGTAACCTGCTAAAGGAACAGCTGCTGCTCTTGTTCCTAAAGTTCTAAATGCTTTACCTAAAACATTTCTTCCTGTTTTAGTTCCAACACCTAAAGCTCCTGCTGCAGTTCCAGCTATTTTTTTTCCTGTGCTTAATCCTTTTTCTTCTAATGGATTTATTTGTGTTGGTGAACCTTCAGGTTTAATACCTGGAAAAGGACGTTGAGAAACTTCATCAGCTTGTGCCAAAGTTGTAGCACCTAAACCACCAATTGCACCAATTGCAACCTGTGCTTTTTTAGGTAGTTTAATATTTAAAGCTCTAAGTTGTGCTAAAAAATTTGGTAGTATTCCAGCTTTTCTATCTACTGCTGCAAGCACTTCTTTAGATCCAACTCTTCCTGTTGGAGTATCTACTCTTAGTTTTAAATCTTCTAAAAATTCTATTTGTTTTTTAATTTTATTTTTAACTGCAGGGTCTTTACTATTTTGATTTTTACTTATGTAAGCTTTCATAGATTTAATTAAACCAGAATTAGTATTGTAGGTTGCAAGTTGTTTAAATATTGGAAACTCTGTACTTAGTTTTTCAAACTGTACTTCATCAACATGATCCATTGTAAACAAACCTTTTTTGTCTTGTATAAGTTTTTTAAAATCATCATCTGTTACATATTTATTTTTTTTAACAATCTCTCCATCTTCTAAAGTAAGGTCTAATAAATTTCTAAGTTTAGTGTTACCCAACAATTCTTCTGGATTTTTTTTGTAATAATCATTTAATAATTTAACTACCTCTTTTTGTGCAGCGTTTATATCTGCAACACCTTCTCCAGCTAATGTAGTTGCTTTATCTAATCTTTCTTTTCTTAATGCAGTTGCTTTTGCTTGAGATCCTAATGGATCAGTTTTATTTAAATTTTTAAATGTTGAGAGACTCATAGGTCCTCCTCTATTACTAATAGCAGTTTGAACTTTTGTATTAGATAGTTTTTTATAAAGATCATAATTTTCAGGATCATATTTTTCAATATCAAATTTTTTACTTATAGTTTCTCCTGTAAGACCAGTTAATTCTGCCATCAATGCTCTAGGATTAAAAAGTTGACTAACTTCCGCATTTACATTTTTAGGGTTATTAAAAATAAAATCAAAAGCTTTTTTAGCTTTGTCTTCGGCTTTATCTAAAGGTGCTAGTGTTCCACTTTTCATCGAAAAAACTTTTTTATAATCTGCATCACTAAATCCGGCATCTTTAAATAAAGTTGCTTTGTCTACAAATTTTAAACTGTCATTAGCTTCAGTAATTAATGCGTTTGCCATGTTTAAACGAATTTTAGCAACATCTGTTTCTGCCGCTACATCAAAAACTCCTTCAGTATTAAAATAAGGATTTTTTGAAGCTTCTAATAATCCACCATTATTTTTTAATGTATAAAAAGTTCCTTCGTTTAAACCCCTATCTTTTAAAAATTGTGCAAATGGTTTTGGTAATTTAGAAGCATCTATTTTTCCTCTATTAATTAAATTAGTGTGTGGAAATGCTTGTTCTACTTCTTTTTGAAAATCTATTAAAGCTTCTACATAAAGAGGAGCTTTCTTACTTACCCTAGCTTTTTCTATACCAGCTGCAATTTTTTGTTTTTTAGTTAAATCTTGAAAGTAATTGTATTTCTCTAAATCACTCATCTCGCTTAATAATCTATTTGGATCAAAACCTTTTTCAGCTAATTTTTTTTCATCAAGATAATCAACAACTTTTGTTTTAACGGAACCAGGAGCTTTATTAAAACCAATACGTCCACCATCATATAACCCGGTTCGTAATCCATGGGCCATGGACCCTGGAACGTCAGTCGTTTTATCACGGGTCAGGTAACCGATCATTTGTGAATAGTCTTTTACTGTATTTTTGTAAGCCATTATTCTCCTAACATTTTAGCAAGACCACCTGATGCATTTGGTTTACGTTGCATATCTTCTGTAACTTCTAAATCTTTAAGTGATTTGTTTCTTTCAAGTCTTTTAACAGCTTCTATTTTACCTGCGTAATCTCTACCACTACCAAGTCTAATCAGTTGACCTTGAAGATTACCAAGACCAAATTTTCCTAGCCCTGCCATATCTTCTGCATCACCGACTATAAAATCTTCTACTTGTGCATCGTCCATGTGGGGCAAGAATTTTTGTAAATATTTTTTTAAACCTTCTTTGTCTCTGTTTCTAAACATATCAACGACCTCTAACATTCCTTGATACATTTCAGGATCTCGGTTTGGCATCTCTGCCATATTTTCTTTTCCAAATATTTTTTCTAAAAATTTAACTGCGTTTGTTGCAAGTTTACCTTTACTAAAACCAATACGACCGCCGTCTGCTTTTTTAGTAATTGTTTCTGTCATTGCTTCTTCAATAACTTCATCTGGTACACCCCCTTCAACATCTTTCATTTTACCGTCAAAATCTGGTCGTGCAGTAAACTCTTCATACTCTTCTACTTTTGTAGAACCTTTTTTATTTTTTATTGCTACTTCATCTACTTTGTAATCCATAATAACTTCTGTTGGATATGGGTTATCCATATCTTTTTTTATAATTGATATGTTGCCGGCAAAGTCTTCTTCCATAACGTAGTCTTTATATTTTTTAGCTATAGCTTTATCTTGTGAAGCAAGTGTTTCCTCGCCCAGTGTTCTGATTTTATCTACTAGTTTAAAAAAGTATGGAGGAACTTGTCCGGCAGTGTCACTAACTGTCTCTGCAACTTTTTCTACAACCGGAGCAGCCTTTTCTCCAAAACCTAATAATCCTGTTTTAAGTGCAGCAATACCTGCACCAGCTGCGCCGGCAGCTTTCATAAATCCTCTACGACCTTTATCTACAATTTCTTTTGCAAGTTTACCTTTTGAAAATGGAATTCTTAAATTGTCATTATCTTCTGCAAGTAAATAATTTAATCCTGTAGAAGTTGTTGCTTGTGCTCCTGGTGACATCAGTCTTGTTCTAGACATTAATGAGTCTGAGCCATGTCCAATGTCATCGAGACTTGGTTCAACGTCTGTGATACCGCCTGTATAGAATCCTGCACGTCCGCCTTTTGCTAAGTCCTCTGGATCTTTATTTACACCATCAAACTCTGGAGTGCCTGGTCCTTTTTGTGGTTCATCTATAACACTTCTTCCAACATTTTTTTTGTATCTTGTTAAAGCATCATAAGCTCTACCATAAAAATCTAATCTTTGTTTTGTAGGTAGATCATCATAAACTTTGCCAGCATTCTCCGCTAGATATTCTGCAAGAAATTCTGCATCTATTTTTTGATCGTTACCAAAACCAGCTGAACCATATAGATTTTCTATTTCTCTATCTTCTTCCATTATTCTTTTGTTTATTTTAGCAACATTTTCTTTATTTTCTTTATCGTACTTTGCTTTTATTTCTGCATCTGTTTTAGGTCTGTACATCTCAGCTTGTTCTTTTTGAATTTCTTTTATTCTATTAGAAGCAGCATTAATTTTTTCCATTTGTCCTTCAATGGTAGGTTTGTTTAAATTAGAATTCTTAAACATTTCTCTGTTTTTGATTTTTTCACTGATTTTAATATCGTCAACATCTACAATGTCACCACTTTTTTTCATGGCTTCTATTTCTTCTTTAAAACTTCTTTTTTGTGGAAATGGTATGACTTCACCTTTTTTAGGAAACGCTTTGTTTAAAAATTTAGCAGCTTCGTCTCCAGATAAAATCCCACTGTATAATTGATTAAATTGTTGATCCTCTGCTTGTTTTACATAAGCAAGTAATTGTTTTAATTGTGTTTGATTGTTAATAGAATTAGGATCGACACCTAAATTAATTAATCTTTTCTCTAATGCGTCTGCTGAAAATTTTACAGCTTTATCACTAGCAATAGCACCACCCTTTTTAAATAGTGCCATTTTTATAAAATCTAAAACTACTTTTGCTGCCATTAATAGTACTCCATCTTCCTAGGTTCTGTTTTAATATCCTCGTAATCTTCTGGATGGGGTAGGAAGCCTCCCTGCCTGAATCGCATGATAGCCATAGTCATACTGTCAACTAAGTCATCATGATCGCCAT